TGTATCAGCTGCATCTTATGATTATGATGCTGTATTGGATAGTGATGAGTATTTTATTGATACCCATCCTTGCCGGTATGAATCTAATATTATCTATCAATTGACCAACAAAAAACTATTTAAAAAGTGGATCTACAAACCAGAGAGTAACATTGGAGTATATACCTACCGTTCACAATTTAGCTCACCTCTGGGGTCAGCAAACTTAGCACAATTTAAATGGTTTTCAACACAATCTTATAATCTTAGTACAGATCAAATTAGTATCTATCATTATAACCCAACTTTAAGCAGCAATTTTATAAATGTATATACTGATGAATTGAATTTAATCTCATTGCTTAAGCAATTAGACTTTAATATCTATAATTTTGATGATATTAAAATCAAGGAGGATGAATATGTACAGAGCTGGGTGTTTAACAAAAGCTTTAAAAAGCTTGTGTACGATATGTATCTACTCACTGCCAATATTGGCTACCGGTTTTATGAAGATATTGGTGAGTATAATGTACCTATATTTATAAGAAGAGGATATAATACGTTCTTCCTAGAAATTGAAGAAGAAGATTTGCAAACAGTTGCCAATTTATATATCAATGAAAATTTTCAAACAGAAGTTATTAATCGTTGCTTGCAAAAAATATATAACTACCAATCTGCATTGCTTACAAATTTAATTCAAAACAAAAAAGTCTATGAAGATGTTATATTTTCTTCCAGAATTGCAGGTGGTGGTGGTGCATCAGTGTTTGATTTTATTAATTATACTGCTGGTGATGAGTTCTTGTTAATACCGGAGCCCACAGGCCCCATGTTGTATGGAAACGACATCTTAGTTAATCAGGTAGGGGCCAGTCCACAAGATGCTGTTACTATTACTGGAACTGTGCCGTACATTCCTGGTGCTGGAATAAGTATTACAGAGGAGACATAACATGGCTGGAAACTACGCATTTCATAACAAATACCACAATGCAAGCCACTATACTGTGTCTGGGTTTGGGGTTGAAGGTGGTTCAGATCCAATAGCTTCTAATGATTTTCCATTTCTTGGCATTTTTCATAATATAGTTACAGATCAGCCTCGTTCTTTTGCATTTGCTAGCAACAGTTTAGAGTGGTTCTTAGCATACAATACCATAAGCACTCTGTCTTCCATATGGGCTCCCACTGATTCCCTATACGAAACAGTTCGTGCTCTATCAGCACAGTGGAACGATGGTTTTTCTGGCTATGTGTCTTATGCACCAGCAAGTGCTCGCTTCATAAGTGTGTACGATACTGTTAATGCACTGAGCAGCAATTGGTTTAATGAATACACCATGTACACTAACCGTGCACAAGAGTATACTCAAAGCAAAACGTTTTCTGGAACTAATTTGACCATTACCATTCCTCCGAGCACTGTAGAATGGAATGTGCAGAGCAATCAAATTACATTTTTTCAGATGGCTAGTAGCACTTTCTTCAAAAATCCAACCAACATCAAGAACGGTGGCACCTATGCTATTGTGCTGTCTACAAACACAACCTCTATTAGTGCATTTTTTGATACAACATACAGACTCAGCAATGCATTAAGGTATACCCGTACCATTAACTTGTCTGGCTACAGCAAGGTAGTGCTAGATTTTGTATCTGATGGTACCCTCATGTTCTGTAACCCTACATACTACCTTGAATGAGCAATATTTTATTTCACAACCGGTTGCACCGAACCATTCACCACACGGTTTCATCTGCAACATACCCAGATAGTCATTTAGACCCTGTTGCATCAGAAGATAAGCCTTTTTTTGGCATTTTTTATAACACCATACCTGCAGGCAGTCATGTGCTCTCCAACTATTTGACTGATTTCAGTGGCAATCTTTTGTTAGCTTTTAATTTGGACGAAATACAGTCTATTGCTCAGACCAGCAATATTACTGTGACTGATTCTATTGCTACCAACAGCCAGCAGTGGTCTAATGCCTATGCCATTGCACATGCACTTAGCGCAGAGTTTGGACAATATTTAACAGTTTTTAACACAGTAACAGCACTAAGTGGACAGTGGAAAAGTGCTGCTGATTTTTTTGTAAACTTTTTTGCTACCAGTGCAGGTTTTATATCTTGTGAATCTACCGTAAGAACACTGAGTGTCACCTGGGAAGAATATCCCTTTAAACACTTGGTGAATTTAGCTCAAGCTGATACCCAGGCTAAAAACTTTGCTGCAACCAAATTGCCAGTAACCAGTAATTTGGTATGGGATTTATCTGCAAATCAATTCAGTTACATGACACTCACCTCCAGTGTAGTTTTTAAGAATCTGGACTCAATCAAGAAGAAGAAAGGCGGTCAGTATTACTTGATGTTAAAGCAGCCAGCATCTGGGTCCAACGACGTTTATTTTGATAGTGACTTTGTATTCTCCAATTTTGATTATTTGACAGGTGATACAGTTAACAAAGAACCGTTAGGTGTTACGGTGTTTAAATTTGTAACTGATGGGGTAAAGATGTATGCTCGTACAGAAATTTATACTCTGTCTGGCCTGACACCTTATACTTATTTTGCTGGCCCTGGCATTATTATAGATGATGGTATTAATATTGCAGAAGCATTTGAGACTGAAGAGTTTGATTCAGACAACGGGCTCATTATAGCTGGTGGCGGCGTACCATATTCTGGTACTACAGGCATTGATATTGTATAAATATAATATATGCCCATGGAATGCTCCACAGTTGAACCAGTAAGTGCATTTTATAGCACCAACTTAAACAACAAGATTCAAAGCTATGATCGTTTGGGTCAACGCATATGCCGTGCACTAGGAGCACCGCTTATTAATATTGAGATTCATGCAGATCAGCTCAATGAATTCATCGGTATTGCTTGTGAGATGTTTACCCGGTATGCAGGATACACTCAAGAGTATCTGGTTTTTGATAGCAATTTGTATGAGAGAGGCAAAGGATTAAGATTGGATGTGTTGTTCAGTCTTACCAAAGATTTTAATTACCGGGCCAAGGTAGAAAATGTTTCTAGTGATATCAAAGCCTTGTACAACATCGGCAAAATGGTTATTGGTGATCCAACCAACCCTTACTTGTACCAAGTATTTGATGAGAACAATCCTAATGAATTGGAATTGCTCAACAGCTATGACTATTTGATTGATGATTACCGCAAAGTATCTGAGGTAATAGATTTTGAAGAAGGCAGTTCAGATGGTATCAACACACTGTTTACCATTGAACAAACACTGGCACAGCAAACATACTTCTCATATGCACTGGGCAATTATGGTTTTGATTTGATTAGCTGGAACGTTTTGAAAAACTGGCTAGATACAAGAGAGAAAGTACTAGCACAGAGAAGAGACATCAAGTTTGACAACCGCACCCAGTACATGCACCTGTACCCAGAGCCCAGAGACAGCAGTCGCTTCTATGGCATTGTCACCTGCTATGTGGAGAGACCCTTGGTGGATGTGATCAAAGAACCATGGGTGTACCAGTATGCACTGGCCTTGACCAAGATTGCCATTGGCACTATACGTGGCAAATACCAAGGCACACAATTGTTTGGTGGTGGTACTATTAATGCTGCCATATTGGAAGATGGCAAGACAGAAAAAACAGCACTGGAGGCACAACTGCTACAGACTGCTGCCCCTGGCATGGGCGCCGGTGACCCTGTTAGCTTTTTTGTTGGCTAAATGAAATTCACTGTCAAGAACAGCAAATACATACAAGGTATTTTCAACCCCACCCACAAGGAGAAATACAAAGGGCATGACTTGCCCCGTTACCTGAGCAGTTGGGAATTAAAACTGTTCCGGTGGTGTGATATGAATCCTAACATTGTAGAATGGGGGTCTGAGGCCATAGTCATACCTTACACCAGTCCTATTGATAATAGAACACACAATTATATCGTAGACGCCACTATCAAACTCAAGACACCGGAAGGCATTAAAAAATACTTGGTGGAAGTCAAACCTGCCAAACAAACAATCAAGCCTGAAGCTGCACCAGGCAAACAGAAGAAAACACTGCTATATGAGCAACTCACATACATTACCAATCAAGCCAAGTGGGCTGCGGCCAAAAAATGGTGTGATCAGAGAGGGTATTCTTTTGTGGTATTAACTGAAAAAGAGTTGCAGAAATAAGCAGTTAGACTAATAAATATCTACATGGCATTACGTCTATTAGTTGAAACGCCGGCTCCAGAAGACCAGTATGAATATGTGGTAGAAGAGAAAAGTGCTGGTCAGCCTAGCACCATGTATATCAAAGGACCTTACATGCAATGCGAAGAAGTTAACAAGAATAAGCGTGTTTATGATTCTAGTGAGATGGACAGAGAGGTGCGCCGCTACATCTCAGAGATGGTAAATACCAACCGGTCCATGGGAGAATTAAATCACCCTACTGCAGCAGAAGTTAATTTGGAACGTGCATGCCACTTGGTAACAGAGTTGAACCGTTCTGGCAACACTTACTATGGCAAGTCCAAAGTGCTCACCACACCCATGGGACAGATTGTGCGTAGCCTTATTAATGATGGTGTGCGTGTGGGCATGAGCTCACGGGCACTGGGTAAACTAGAAGAGTGTGGCAGCGGTATTAATCGTGTCAAGGAATTTCGTTTGGTAGCTGTGGATTGTGTGGCTGATCCAAGCTTTCCCAAAGCATTTGTGAATGGTATTCTGGAATCCAAACAATTTGTGGTCACTGCAGATGGCAAGTATGAAGAGTACTATGATGCTTTTAATGACAGATTGCGCAACTTGCCCAGAAAAGATGTGGAGTCTTATCTCAAAGAGCAGATCATGGAATTTTTTAGCAAAATAAAAGGAGTGCTGTGATACCGGCCATTGTGGCCACTATTGTTCGGTCTCCTGCCGCAGCTTCTCTGGCTGGTAAATTGGCACAAAAAGTATTAACCAAGGCAGATGACCATGGTGTTGAAGATGCAGGGCAAGAGAGCGAAGAAACAAGGCCTTGCAAAAAAACTGCACAAAAAATGCAGATTTCCACTGTTGGAGAGAATAAGTATATTGGTATGCAAGAACGTGTAAACATTCTGAAATTTTTAAAGAATTTAAATGAAAAAAATTATGCTCAGGCTAATAAATATTTAAAGAGCATAGTAGAACAAAAGCTTATGAAAAGAATATCTAAGAACAAGAATGTGAGGGTTTTCTAATATGGCCAAAGATATCAAAGATATCCTCAAAGAAGCTACACAAGATCTGCTCTCTGAAGAAGTGCTGAATGAGATTCAGAATGCTTTTAATGCTTCTGTACAAGAGAAAGTTGCCTTGCATGTAGAGAAAGCCCTCACAGAGCAAGATGAAGATTATAGCAACAAATTGGAGCATCTGCTACAAGCCATTGATGCTGATCACACTGCCAAGTTGGAAAAGGTGGTGGAGGCCATTGATGCCAATCATGCTGAGAAACTCAAGGCTATTGTGAGCAAGTATACAGCTGCATTAGAAGGTGAAGCCAAGCAATTCAAAGATGAGACTGTTAACAACATCAGCACCTACTTGGAGGCTTACTTGGATGAAGCTATTCCTGCTGGTGATGTGGAAGCCGCTGTCAAAAACAAGCGTGCTACAGCAATTTTAGAGCAAGTTAGAGGCTTGCTGGGTATTGACGCCGCCCTGGCCAAGGAGAGCGTCCGCGAAGCCGTCCTGGACGGCAAGCGTCAGATTGATGAAGCTTCTCAGAAGCTTGAAGCTGCTACAGTTGAAATTGACAAACTGCGCAAGCAATTATCTGCCAGAGATGCAGAACTCACTCTTGAGAAGAAGACATCTAGTCTTCCTGCTCAGAAGAGAGATTATGTTCACAAGGTTATGAAGGGCAAGACTGCTCAATTCATTACTGAGAACATTGATTATGCTTTGAGCTTGTTTGACAAGACTGAGAAAGAGCGGCTTCAAAACATCAAAGCAGAGGCTTCTGAGAGCGCTGTTGCTACCAGTGTGGATGCTCCCGTAATTGAAGAGAGTACCCAGGCTGAAGAGAACGGCACCTTCATGAATCCTTATCTGCAAGAGCTTAGCAAATACTAAGATTTGGTTGAGGGACAACCCTGATTAACATATTGTAGAGGTTATATTCCTCTGCAGGTCGAAAATATAAGGAGAACAATTACAACATGAGATCTATTAGACCTACACAGTCGTACATTGATGAGTCTCGTGCCCAAGCATTGCTCGAGAAGTGGAAGCCAGTTCTGGACTATACTTCTGACAATGTCAAGGCTATCGAAGACGATCACACTCGTTTGAATACTGCCATGCTCTTGGAAAACCAAGAAGCTTGGTGTATCAATGAGGCTAATGCTGCTGGTGGTACTGGTTCCGTTTTTGGCGGCGCTTATAGCGGCGTCGGCGGTGCTGGTGCTTACGGTGGTGCTGTTGGCAATGCCTCACCTCAAGGTGACTGGTATGCCACAGGCGATGCACGTCTGCCCAAAATTCTAATTCCCATGATTCGTAGAACGTTCCCTGAACTTATCACTAACGAGATTGTAGGTGTACAGCCCATGGGTGGACCAGTTGGTCTGGCCTTTGCTCTACGCTACAAGTATGCTGCCCAACAGTTGGGTAACACAGGTGTTGACGGCTCTGGTATAGACGCCGGCAACAACCTACCCAACCCACAGGCTCAGGCCAATGCTAAAGAGTTAGGCTATCAGTACCTCGACACCCGCTACACTGGTACATCCAGTGCCAAGCTGTCTGGTAATGACCTGTTTAACTTTGTTGGCTCTGACACAGGCGTTGCTCAAGTCCTTGCTAACTTTGAGTTGACTGGAAAGATTCCTCAGATTGAGGTTTCCTTCGAGAAGACCGCAGTTGAGGCTGGCACACGCAGACTGGCTGCTCGCTGGTCGGTAGAACTCGAACAAGATCTGAAGAACATGAACGGTATTGATATCGATACTGAGCTCACCAACGCTATGTCGTATGAGCTACAGGCCGAAATCGACCGTGAAATGATCATCAGAATGATCCAAGTCTCCCTCAATGGTGGGCTTGGCACAGGGTATTCCATCTGGTCCCCCGCTTCTGCGGACGGTCGCTGGCTGGTAGAGCGCAATCGCGACTTCTATCAGAGGCTGATCATTGAGGCCAATAGAATCGCTGTACGTAACCGTCGTGGTGCTGCTAACTTTATTGTTGCCACGCCCCGCGTTTGCGCCATCCTCGAGATGCTGCCTGAATTCCAGTGGGTACCTGTACAAGGCAATGTAAATACTCAACCTGTTGGCGTTGCCAAGGTGGGTAACCTCGGTGGCAGATTCAACGTTTACCGCGACACCCGCACAGAAGCTCAGTATGAGCTTGGTGCTACAAATGGTGGCCGCAGTTCCCGCGTTGAGTATGCCCTACTAGGCTATAAAGGACCGGAGTTCTATGACACCGGTATCATTTATTGCCCATACATCCCAGTGATGGTTCAGAGAACCATCGGACCCAACGACTTCTCTCCCCGAGTTGGCTTGCTGACGAGGTATGGAGTTGTCGACAATATATTCGGCGCAAATTTGTATTATCATACTATCTTGCTCTCGGGTCTCGGCGAAGGAT